TTTAATGCAGCAATATCTGGTCACAAGCCCAGTTGAGAAATGCAGAGTGGACACAAATAAATACAATTAGGTTCAGGTTGGAGTATTCCTGCTAAGATGAGCGTGCAAATGCCTAGTATTTATTTATTTAACCTAAACATTAACTAAACATAAATAAAGAGATGATTAAACTAATTAAAATGATTAATCTTTATGGCTTTTGGAGAGTCATGAATAACAGTGAGTACTATCATAAGAAATATGATTGGTATTGTAAAGAATATAAATAAAAAGATATGAAAACAGAAATTGAATTAGACCACAAAGTCTTACAAAAAAACTTGGAATTAACTAAAGCATTACAAACAGTAGATAGATTAGTGTCAGAGAATATTAATTTAAATGCTAAGTTAGATGAATATGCTGATGAAATAAATAGATTAACAATTAAACTGCAAAATTGTGATACTATTTAAAATGTTAAGTGTAGCAATACTCTGTTGGGTATTTAAATCACCTAAAGAAAAAAAGAATGGAAACACTGATAGCGGTACCGTTGATCATAACACTTATAATAGTGTACTTGATTCAACAAGATAGAATTAATGAATAGGTTTTTACCTTCCTATTTATTAGTTCTATTTATATATTTAATAACAAGGTTGATGATATACCTTTTTAAAATCATCATAATAATCCATAAAAAATCGATTAAACATGGAAAACACAAAAAACAGTGGTAGTCTAGACACTTTAAACTTAAAAGACACATTATTAGTATCTGCAAGAAAAATCAATAATGGTAAATTATCATTAGAATTTGCAGAGATTATCAAATCAGGAGATAGAGCAGTATCTGCCCTAACATTATTAAATGCAAGTGATGCAAGATTTAGCGGTAAGCCAAGAAGAGCTTGGGTAACAGCAGAACCTGTTGATGCATCAAATTTATTTAACATTAACTTTGGAGATGATGGAGATTGGATCATGACTGAACGTGGAGAAATTATGGAATTAAATATTCTTAATCCTGCACACAATGGTTCTAGATTTAGACTTCAAATCAATGAAACAACTGTTGGTACACAGTATCAATTAGATAACATTGAAAGTGCAGCTAAAAGACGTGGTAAAGATGGTGAGTTTATAACTCATGAAGGAAACTATGTGTTTAGTAATACAGAAGTTGTAATGGCAAATGATGTTGATGTTGTTAAACATACATATCTAACAAGCGATGCACAAAGTATTGCTCAGGTTGAAGAAACTGAAGATGAATTAGTAGAAGTTACAGACTACTAATAACATAAATATTGAATAAGAGAGCCTTTGAGCTCTTTTATTCATTATTATAAAAAAATTAAGTATATAATATAAAATAATTAATTATATTTGTATTATATATAAAAACATTTATTATGGCGACACATGATACATACAAAAGTCCTACTATTGTAAAGAACAAAACTGTTCTAGAAGAAATTACATTTAGAGGCAAAAAAATTACAAGAGAAAGAGTAGTAAAAGAGTGGAATATACCTAAGATCATTACAGGTGATATTGGGTATCAATTAATGTTTGGATTTAGAAGTTCTACTGCACCTCCTAAAAAGACTGAAGGTGGAATAAAAGAAAGAACATTAGAGTATTAATTAAAATTTAAAATTATGGGAAAAATGAAATGGATTTACGGGATGGTGCAAGACGGAAGTTCAAGTAACTTTCTTGATGCATATAAAAAAGCAAGAATAAATAATAACATGGGGTTTACATTTGATGGTAGATTTATCGATATTATACAAGCTAAAGCTATTTGTAGTGAGATTAAAAAAGCTGAAAAAGAATATGATAAACATATAGATGAAATGTCAGATAGACATGTTGATTTATTACATGATATAGCAAGAGGAAAATGATTTATTTAATAGATAATACAATAGCTGTTAGTCACATACCTGCATCACATTATCAGTTGGGAACAATTGATGATGTGGTGAGCTATTGTAAAGATAAACAGGTATTAGGCGTAGATACAGAGACTGAAGGATTTGACTTTACATGTAAGAAAATGATTATGTTTCAAATTGGAGATGAAAATCAACAATTTGTTATAGATACTAGAGTAGTTAGTATTGAACCTTTAAGAGATATACTAGAAAGTAAAGAGATTGTAAAAATATTTCACAACGCTAAGTTTGACTACAAGTTTATAAAACATTGGGGTAACATAGAATGTGAAGGTATTTATGATACATTTTTAACTGAAAGGGTATTAAACTGTGGTAAAGACGGAGTTAGGTACGGACTTAAAGATGTGTGTAAGAAGTATTTAAATGTTGAGTTAAATAAAGAGGTAAGAAACCAATTTATAGGACTAACAGGTCAGCCTTTTAGATCTGATCAAATAGTTTATGGTGCTAAAGATGTAGAGTACTTAATAGGTGTGAGGAAACATCAGCTCCCATTAATAGATACTTATAAACTAAATAATGTAGTTGATCTTGAAAATGAGGCTGTTACAGCATTTGCAGACATAGAGTATAATGGTTTAGATTTAGACACAGAGTCTTGGAAAAAGATAGAAGGTATTAACAAGGATAAAGCTAATGAACTTCAAGAAAATTTAGATGATCTAGTTAGAGTTGATAGTAGAGTTAAACATTTTGTGTCTACATATATACAAACAGATATGTTTACTCCTATTGATGACATTAGAGATATAGATATTAAATGGACATCACCTAAACAAGTGCTTGAGGTATTTCAATGTATACTGCCTAAGCTTGAGAATGTTAACGGTAAGCAAATGTATAAACATAGGTTTAAATATCCATTAATAGATAAGTATGTTAAATATAAAGAAGCTATGAAATTATGCACATCTTATGGTGATGCATTCTTTAAAAATTTAGCAGGAGATAATAAAATACATACAAATTTTCACCAAATTCTAGATACAGGTAGAGTTAGCTCTTCCAAGCCTAATATGCAACAGATACCTGCAGATAATATCTATAGGAATTGTTTTATTGCGCCTGATGGATGGAGTTTTGTAAGTGCAGATTACAGTTCGCAAGAATTAAATGTAATTGCCTTTGGATCTAAGGATCCAGTATGGTTGGAAGCTTTAGAAGAAGGCCAAGACTTACACTCTACCTGTGCTGAATTGGTTTATGATAAGAAATGGTCTGACTCAGCAGAAAAAGATTGTGCATACTATGTTAATAATGCTAAACAGAAATGTAATTGTCCAACACATAAAAAACTTAGAACAAATGTTAAAACAATTAATTTTGGCCTTGCTTATGGTATGGGGCCTAACAAGCTTGCTGATACCCTTAATATTAGTATTGATGATGCTAAGCTTCTTATTGATAAGTATTTTGAAGCTTTTCCATCTATTAAAGGATTTCTTGAGAAGCTAGGTAATTATGGGAAGAAGTTTGGATATATTAAAACATTTCCTCCATATAATAGGAAGAGATGGTTTAGTAATTGGTATCCAAAGATTTGGAACAATAAATCATCTATGATGGAGCTTGGTAGTATTGAGAGAGCATCTAAAAATACTCCTATACAAGGAGCTAGTGCTGATATGACTAAACGTGCGTTAGTATTAATGCGAACATATATTCAAAGTCGTAATGCACCAGTTAAATTAGTAATGACTGTACATGATCAGATAGATACTATTTGCCACAATGAATATTTAAATGAGTGGACAAGAGATATGCAAGCAATAATGGAAGAGGCTGCATTAGAAATAGTAACAAATGGCTTATTAAAAGCTGAAGTATCAGTAAGTGATTGTTGGGAAAAATAATTAAAAATTAAAATAATAGATATGAATTGGAACAGTAAAACAAAGCAATGGACAGAGCTTAAAAGCTTGTCTGTTATTAAATTAGCTACAATAGCTAATAAACTCAGAGCAAAGCGTATGTCAATAAAAAACATAGCTGAGGTTTTAAATAAGAGTGAAAGTAGAATAAGAGAGTATTTAAAAAGTTAAAAATAAAAAGATATGACAGGAATATTAATATTAATTATAGTAGTAGTACTAACTTTATTATTAGGGCGGTATGCTTTACAAAAAGGTATGAAACTAGAAGAAAAAAAGAATAAAAATTATGAGTAAAATAAAAGAAATAATAGCTAATCTTAATCAGACTATTAAAAAAATGTCTAAACCAACTGTAGTAGAAAGTGATAGCACTGCTTATAAATCAACTAGAGCTAAAAAAAGTCAGTTAATTAGATTAAGGGATGAATTATTAGAAAAAGAAAAGAAAAATGGATAAACATTTAGTGGAAGCATTTGTTTCAGAATGTAAGCGAGAACAAGAGTGGGTAGAAAGATATAAGTCTAACTACATTGAATTTGACGACTATTTTAAATATAGTGGTGAGGTTGACAATGATAGTCAAGAATGGATAGAGTATTTAGAAGCCCAGAAATATGCAAACATTAAAGCGTCACCAGTCGATAAATCAAGATCCAATTATTTTAGAATATATTGGTTAAAACTTAAAAATAAAAAATTATGATAAGAAAAACACAGGTTAACTCCCTTAAAAAGTTAAAGACTACCATAGACGGTAAACGAAAAACTGTCTATGATATACTTGTCTCAAAAGGTTCAGCTACAAATAGAATGATAGCTAAGACTTTAGGATGGGATATAAATAGAGTGACAGGTAGGGTAACTGAGCTAGTAAATTTAGGTTTAGTTACAGCTGATGATACAACTTATGATAGCGACACTAATAGAACTGTTACGTTATGGAAAGCACTGTGACTCAAGATATAAACACAATAAGAGATACAGAGCAAAGAAAAGCTCTTAACTCTTGGGCCAAACAAGGATTTGTTGGGTCAGTGATAGCTGGAACAGGCTTTGGTAAATCTAGAGTAGGAATATTAGCGGTAGATTATATATTAAAACAGAAGAGTAGAAGTAATAAAAAGTCTGCTTTAGTATTAGTTCCTACGGTACAATTGCAAGATCAATTTCGTGGTGAATTTGCTAAGTGGGGTTTAGGGCACTGTCTTGACCATGTAGATATTTTATGCTATCAGAGTGCTTATAAATTGCAAGGACAGCATTACGATATAGTAGTATGTGATGAGATACATTTAGGATTAAGTAATGAATATAGAAAATTCTTTAAGAATAATATCTATGATAGTCTATTATGTATGACTGCCACGCTACCTGAAGAAGATGAATACAGAGATATTTTAAACAAGATAGCACCTACAGCTTACTCAATTACATTAGATGAATGTGTAAATTTAGGAGTAGTAAGTCCTTATAATATATCTTGTGTCCCTGTAACTTTAACTCCAGATGAAAAAGCTGCATATAAAAAAGCTAACAATAGTTTTGTGCAGTGGAAATATCAATTGGGGCAGTTCAATGCTTTTGAAAGTGCACAGATGATAATGGGTAACAAAAATGCTACTCCTGGAGATAAGCAAAAAGCAGTGATGTTTTATAGAGCTATAAGAATGCGGAAACAAATAGTAGATTTTGCAGAAAATAAAATAAATAAGTTTAAGAGCTTATATAAAAAGAATAAAGGCAAAAGAATTCTAGTATTTAGTGGAGCTAATGATTTTACAGATAAACTATGTGACTCTGTTAAACCTAATGCAATGGCTTATCACTCTAAGAAGACTAAAAAACAAAAAGAGTTAGCTTTAGATTCATTTAGAGATGGATCTATTAATGTGCTGTGTTCTACAAAAGCTCTTAACCAAGGATTTGATGTGCCAGATGCAAACATGGGTATTATCTGCGGAATTACAAGTAAATCTTTATCAATGATTCAAAGAGTTGGTCGTTTGATTAGATTTAAAGAAGGCAAAATAGGGGAAATTATAATACTGTATGTAGCTGATTCTCAGGAAGAAAAGTGGCTAAAAAGTGCAGTTAAAGACCTTAGTAATGTTGTCTGGAAATAAAATAATATTAATATTTAAAAAATTTGTACAGTATGAAAAACATTAGTATATTTGCAACAGTTATATATTTAATTATAAAAGATTCTTTTATAGCCCTAACTGCCAGGAAAGCTGAAAAGACTATTATAGTTGAATTTACTAAATTGATTAGGTTATGAAGATAGATATAGATTTTGAATTACTCCAACAGACACAATTAAGTGCGGATGATTTTCTTTATTTATATATTATCTATAGAAAAGGTTTTAACTATCTAACAACGCTTAATCTTAAACCAAATTTAGATGAATTACAATCAAAAGGCTACATTACGCTAGGTGAAACCGCTGATCAACATGTTATTAGACAAGAGTTTATAAATCTCTTTTCTAATAACTTTGATCAGATGTTTGCTGAGTTAGTAAATGTATATCCTATGAAAGTTAATTCACTTAGAAGTGGGGTCAGAATTCTTCATGCAAAGAATCCAGATGCTAAAGCAAATGAAAAAGCTAAAAATAAATATCGTAAAATTATAGGCAACAAAGCTTACAAGCATAAACATATACTTAATTGTTTAAATAAGCAATTAAATATAGACAAGGATAACCTCGGGTTTTTACAAAACTTAGAGGTATGGATTAATAACCATACTTGGGAAAAGTATGAAAACTTAGAAGAAAATGACACACGAGAAACTACCACCAGAATTACAAGATCCCTTTAAAGAAAGAGGATTTAAAAGTATCAACAAAGCTATCAGCGCATCGTTACATAATGTGCATGATGGTATGAATGGAAAACGTCAAGTTTACCCTACTAAATGGAGCAGACTAAATAAAAATTTACTTGGAGGATTACAACCAGGTAAAATGTATGTAATAGCAGGTCGACCAGGAGTTGGTAAATCAGCATTTAGTAATCAACTGATCTTTGACTTATTAGATAACAATCAAAATAAAAAACTCTTAGTTTTATATTGGAGTTTTGAGATGCCTGGACATCAGCAGATAATGCGTGCGGGTGCTAAAGGAACTAATAAAGAAGTTAGTGAATTACTGTCTGTTGAACATAAATTAGAAAGAGATGCATACGAACAATTTAAAGCAGAAGTGCTTAAGTATGCCCACTATCCAATTTACTTTAATAATATTCCTAGAAATATGGAATTTGTTAAAAATGCTAATATAGATATAACAAACAAAAAACCTGATCATACTATAATTAATGTATTTGATCACTCTAGACTTATCTTAAGTGATAAAGAACATGAGTTACAAAAACTTAACGAAGTATCTAAAGGTTGTATGTGGTTACAAGCTAAAATGGGATCTATAAATATATTATTATCCCAGTTAAATCGTAACATAGAACAAGAGCATCGCGCTAAAGCACAATACCAACCTTTATTAACAGATTTGTTTGGAGGTGACAGTATTGGTCAGGATGCGCATGTAGTTATGATGTTGCAAAGACCACATGATTTATATGGGATTACAGATGCATATTGCGGGGAAGATCCAGTTAAATTATTAGCAGTACATGTTGAGAAAAACCGTGATGGTTTATTAGGCATGATACCTTACGAGGCAGAGATGTCTACATTTACTATTAATGAAAGAGTAAAATGATGATTAAAATAATAAAATATAAACTATTTAGTATCTTCAAGAGAGGATTAACTGAAAATGAAAAATTAATTAAAAATATAAACAATTATGAGCAAAAGGAACGCCAAGAACAAAGCCAGGGTAGCGGTCTTAAACGAGATCAACTACATAGACAAAAGAGCAAAAAGATTTAAAAACAATGAAGATGAATTGTCAAGGTTAAAATCTAGAAGGGACA